CCTATGTCAGTTACCTTAACTTTGATCTTTGATGGATCTTTAAGTTTAACTTTAACCATTGGTTTCTTTGCTTCATTCATTTTCTTCTTGACTTTTAGATTCTCTAATCTCTCAATAGAAGCTGACAACTTCGCCTTCTTTGCAGCGTTAGATGATTTTGAAGAATAGGATTCAGAAGTTGTAGTAGTATGATCTTCGTCACCCTCATATGTTTTTAAATTTTTCTTGAGTTGCTTTCTTTTTTTGTAGTCTGTTATCTTATCAAATTTTATTCTGCCTGCCTTATTGCCAACGTAAATATCCTCCTGTTCCTTAGTCATCTTACCAAACTCTTCACCTACTAATTTCTTAGTGGTGTCTATCTCCATCTGTTTTCCTTTGTCTTGATTCTTAGGATCAGTGGAAGAACGTAATTTTCTTGCAATTCTAGTTCTCTTAGCAATTTCAGACTCACCAGCTGAAGAATCGTACATAGATCTCTCAGCCTCTCTTCTAATCTCAGAGTCTTTTTTTCTTGCGAGTCTTTCTTTAGTTGATTTTGGTTCAGTTAAGGCAGTTTTTCTACCTTCTACGTCTTCGTTCACCTTCTTCTTGGGTTTATCAGTACTAACATATGTAGGCTTGGCAGCACCTGTCTTAGGAATCATGACAGGTTCCATCATCTTTCTCTTAGCCCAGTCATCTGGAACCATAAGATGTTTGGTCTTAAATGCCATGTGTAATGTTGTGGTATCAATATCATTCTCTTTCGCAATCTTCTGCATCAACTTATCTACCTCATCATAGGCAGGGTACTCCATCTTCACTAGACCATCTTCTAGTTCCTTAACATAATCCTCTTTCATGACACTCCTCTTCCTCTTATTCATCTCTCTTTGAATTCTTTTCAACATGAAAGTATTGGCAGGACTCTTATCCATACCACTGAATTTAGTATGAGCAGCTTTGAGTTTGTCATCACTCTGCTTTGCCATTTTGGCATCTTCGTTGAATGATTCTTTAGTCACTTTTTTCTCAGGTAATCCTTTATGTTTAGTGGATGCAAATTTCTTTACATCTTTTTTCTTCATGCTGGCAGCAGCTCTTTGAACCTCAGGCGTCGCTTCCGTTTCGAGAGTGCCTTTCTGATACGCTCTAACAATTCCCATGAATCGTTGTTGTTTTTTTGAGACTGATGGCATGTCATAGATCTCCTTTTTTAATCTTTGCCCTTACAATATCAAGTGCAGTTGCACCCTTACCATACTTCTTCTCTGATTGTTTCTGAAGTACAGTCTTACCTTTTTGTTTTTTAATTTCTTTACTTACTGGAAGAGTGGTTGCATCCTTCTTTTTTGGTGAACTAGGATCTCCACCTCTCATTGCTATGCGATCTTTGATGGCATCATAACCCTCTTCACCTAAGAATTGTTTGAAGTTCTTCATTATCCTTCAGTTAGATTCAATTCATCTCTCCAATTAGAGAAGTCTTCTTTCTTAGCAGTTTTTGCTGCCTTTTTGAAAGCGTTCTTAGCAGGATAGTCTTCGTCGCCAGGTTTTGCAGGAGATTCTCCTCTCTTTCTCTTGGCGTGGATGTTAGCATAGAGACCTTTCTTCTCTGATTCTAAGAGTGCAGACTCAACTCCCTCTCTAGATTGCCAAAGATTCTTTTCATCAATAAATGTATCGATTAGTTCTTCGTCAGACCATCTTTCAATATCATATCCTTCCTTTACTATACCCTCTATCCACTCATCAAACTTAGTTCTGTAATCATTCTTCTCATTAAGTTTCATCTCTTCCCACTCAGATCTAAACTTACCTTCCTTCCTGACCTTGTTCTTTGTCTTTTCTAATACTCTATCTGCAGCCTCACTTCTCTCCTTATTAGGCCCGTCATATGCCATTGCACCCTTTTGCATACGAGGTGCTTTCTTCTCATCAATCATCTCACCTTCTGGTTCATAGGAATTATTCATATTACTTTTATTATGATTGATAATAGTCTTTTTATCAGCAGTTGTATATTTGTTTGCACCTGTATCTGAGGGGCCACCAGCAGTGTATTGTCTCTTTGAAGCCGCTTTTACTTCTGGTGGTACTTGTTTTGCCTGAGCATTCTTTGCTGCGTTTGCTTTGTTGATTGCATCATTCTTCGCTACATTGGGATGTAGTTCTTCATAAATTACAGAGTATGCTTTAGTTAAATCTTTGTCCATTTTCAAAGGATACAGTATGGCTATCATAACGTATTTATTATATCAATAAATAGAAGACAGGGACTCTATAATTTTTAGCTAAATGGCTCGTCAGGGAATATTTACTGGATTCACACCGAACGATGGACTGGGAGATTCCCTCGCCTTGGGTGCTAGTAAGGTCAACGCAAACTTTTCGGAAATATATACTACCTTCGGTGATGGTTCAAACCTCAGTGTCAGTGCAGGCAGTGGTGGTACTTGGACAAAGGCAGGGAACACAGGAATATATACAAGTAAGAACGTAGGCATAGGAACAACTTTACCTACCGCATCTCTATATGTGTCAGGTAACGCACAGTTAACAGGTATTACAACTGGAACATTCGTTGGAGATGGTTCTGGTCTAACAGGTGTGACCGCAGTTGGTCAAGGTGTTGTTATAAAAGATAGTGGAACACTGGTTGGTGTTGCCCAGAGTATAAACTTAGATAAAAACTTAAATGTTACACAGGTATTTGGTGGAAATGTAACAGTTTCTGCTGCTGATACTGTAGGATTTGCATTTACTTCTGGATTCTCCACAACATCTGCGTATGCAAACGTCTCTGGAGTATCTACTACATCAGGAACAGCTGGGTTTGCTGATACGGCAACACTGGCATACACTGCAAACTTTGCCACAGTCGCTGGTATTGTAACTTACTCACAGGCATCTGGTATTGCAACCAACTCTGGTGTCGCTGAGTACGCAAAGGTCGCTGGTATATCCTCATACACTCCAATTGCAGGGGTGGCAACGGTAACAGGGTATGCAACCACAGCAGGCATCGCCTCAGTCGCACAGAATTTAACAGGAACTCCTTCTCTTACTATAGACAATATCAATTCTGCGATTGGTATTGTAACCTTCCCAGGCCAAGGCAGTAAGATGCGTTTCGACTTTGATGCAACAGGTGATATGCCTACTGCAACAAGTTGGAGAGGTATGTTTGCTTATGCAAATAATACTAAGACTGCATATGTTTCCAGCGGAACCACAATGGGTGGTTACAATGGGTGGAGAAAGATAATACACCAAGACATGTATGGTAACTACCAGACTGTTGGTGTCATAACTGCATCTAAGTTTGCTGGTGATGGATCTGGATTGACTAACTTACCATCAACAGATAGTATTTGGAGATCAAACTCTACTGGTATCAACACATCAACTAACGTTGGTTTAGGTACTACCAATACAGAAGGATATGCTCTTAACGTACTAGGTAACTTTAAGTTACAAGGCAGAGTAGACGGAACTGCAACAAGTAATATTCTACCTCACCTATGGACTAATTACAATGATCTACCAGCTGCTGGAATCAATCATGGTGCGTTTGCTCACGTTCATGAATTTAACAAGGGATATTTTGCTCATAATATAGGAACCACAATCAATGTTACAGTCAGCACCGATACTGTGGGAGGTCAAGCAACAGGTGTATTCTACTTTAATGGTGTAGAAAAACCAGGCTCATTCCCCATTGCAAGAGGTGGTACTTACATCTTAAACCAAGATGATGCAAGTAACGTAAACTATAACAGTCAAGAACATCCATTGATGTTCAGCACAACACAGGATGGAGAGTTGGCTGGTGGATCTCATTACATGATGGGTGTCACCTATAAGTTAGATGGTGCTACCGTCACCATGGCTGGATACGTTAGTGGATTTAGTTCTGCTACCACTCGTAGGATAGAATGGACTCCAGTGGCCGCTGCACCTAATACACTTTGGTATTGGTGTCATTATCATACAGGACAAGGAAATACCTTATCCATGAATAATGAAGGTTGGGTAGAACTTGTTAATAAAAATACTGATAGTACTGTAGGAACAGGAACTGAAAATTATAAAGTTGGTGTTATCACTGCAACATCATTCTCTGGAGATGGTACTGGTATAACTGGAATCGGAGTTACCTACGCAGCAGTATCTGGAGTCGCAACTCTAGCACAGGGGTTAACTGGTTCTCCTAATATTACTGTTGGAACTGTAAATGCATCTAGTTTCATTGGTGATGGTTCTGGAATAACTGGTGTTACTGCCTCTGGTACTGGTATCATAATCAGAGACGATGGTACACTTGTAGGAACCATTGGCACTATTAACTTTGGCACAAACCTTTCAGTATCCGCTGCGTCTGCTGGTGTTGTAACTGTAACCGCATCTGGTGGTGGCGGTGGTGGATTATCTGGTATTGTTATACAAGAAGAAGCCTCAGCAGTAGGATCTGCACAGACAATTAACTTTGTTGGTTCTGCCGTGACTGCAACCTACAATGGTGGAGTTGCAACCATTGATATGTCAGGAGCGGTTCCATTCACAGGTGCTGCTACTGCTATCACAGCTCTTGATATCTCACAGTATGAGGCTGCATATGCGTGGGGTGATCATTCTGGTGCTGGGT